CCTTTTGTACGGGCATTTCTTCTTTTTGACGAACTCATTTAGTGCTTTACCGTGCGAGTGGTCGAGTCCTCCCGCAAGGAACATCATGTAGTCGTTGACGTCCACGTCAGAGTATTCGTAGGTTGCCCCGTTATTGAAGACCACCCTCAGGACCTTCAGTGCGTTCTCCCTATCCTCACATTCGGAGTAGAACACGTTGCTTGACTTGAACCATGCCCTGTCAAGTTTAGCCTCTTTGTCGTAATCTCTCAGTAATAACATATTTTTTTTGTTTTGTTGAAATATATATGAAAAAGACAAAAAGTCAAGGAAAACCTTAAACAAAGGTTGTTTTATTGAGGTTTCTGCCTATATTTTGTAGAAATAAGTTTATTGTAGATGGCACAACCTGTTAAAAAGAACAACAGTCCGAACAACGATTTGTTTTCGAAGGAACTTAGCACCCTTCTGGCTTATTGTGTGGAGAATTTCATGAGAGTGTACGGAAGTAATGTGATAACCGCTGAGGTGTTCGTTTATATGGCGCTCGAATACCCAAACTCCCTATTGTACAAGGTTGTTAACATGCTTATACCTAAAGAAGATATTGACGTGCTGCATGATGAGGTTGAGGGTATTGTTGAATATAGCAACGGGGTGATAGGTGGGAAGATGGACAACGTTTTTCGCGACCCGCTGTTTAAGAGCGTTGTCGAAAATGCTGCAAGTGAGAGAGATGTGACCGAATCCAAACTTATAAACTCTGATCACGTACTCCTTGCGATACTTCGTAGTGATAAACTACAGGATCTTTGCTCGATACTTAAAAGTCATGACATCACATATAAGAACCTCGTGCCTAAGATAAAAGCGCTTCACGGGATTACGGACCAGGTTTTTAAGGTCATACAGACGACGGGAGGGCAGTTTTCAAGCGACAATGGAAAGAAAAAGAACACGAAGGTAAGTTATTGCAGGAACATAAACAATGAGATAGACGGAGGTTTTCTGACGAGGACAATCGGTTTCAAGGACGAGACTGACCGTATATTCACGATACTTGCCCGGAAAAACAACAACAACGTGCTCATTGTGGGGGAGAAAGGTGTTGGTAAAACCCAATGCGCATATGGTGTCGCTGAGACTATTATGGCGAGACAGTCCCCAATACCTTTTCAAGGCAAGACGATGTGGTGTTTGAACAGTACGGAGCTTTTTGCCGGCACCGCAGTGAGAGGTTCGGTTGAAAGTAGGATTGTCGACCTCAAGAACGAATTGATAGCGGGAAACGGGGATATATTCTTAATTGATGATATGTACGCTTTATTCGGAGACAGGCATTCTTCGGGTGAGGTGGACACAGCCTCTATGTTCGCATCCATATTCCGAAACCCTAAGATAAGGGTTGTAGCTTGCGCCACGCCAAAGGATATCAAAAAAATCAATGATAGCTACCCTGACCTCTTAAAAGGTTTCCAAGAGGTTAACATTGAGAAAATCAGTGTTGATAAGTGTGTCGACCTGCTATCCAACATAGCCTGTGAATATGAAAAGTTCCACAACGTCAAATATAGCGATGAGGTGCTTTACAACATAACAAGACTTGCCGACACCCACATTACCGACAAGATGCTACCGTTGTCAGCAATTGATATAATGGACGAGATAGGTGCGAACAAGAATATTTTCTCTGACATCTCCAAAAAATATATGGAACTCGAGAGTGACATAACAGTACTTAAGGTAAAGATTGGCGATCTCTACAGGAAAGATGATATTGAAGGGGCGCAGGAGGTTGAAGAGGAGATTGACAAGAAACGGAACGAGCTTTCAAGATTGGTGGACCTCAACAACACCAACCGTTACAAGATTACTGTAGAGGACGTATATGAGATATTCTCAAAGCACACAGGAATACCTGTATCACAGCTCACTAAGAGTGAAAAAGAGAGACTTAGGAACGTGGAGGAGACTTTTAACAAAAAGATTATAGGGCAGCAGAAAGCCATACACGAAGTCGCTATGGCGATAAAAAGAAATATGGTGGGGCTCACCAAAAAGGCACTTCCAAGGCTTGCTACAATGGCTATCGGACAGAGCGGTGTGGGTAAGACCCTGCTTGCAAAAGTCCTTGCAAAAGACGTACTTGGTGATGAAAAATACCTTGTCAGATTCGACATGTCGGAATATGCGGACGAGACAGCCGTGAACAAACTTATAGGCAGTTCTGCGGGATATGTGGGGTATAGCGACGGCGGTCTGCTTACTGAAGCGGTGAAACGCAACAAATACTGTGTGCTGCTTATTGACGAGATAGAGAAAGCACACCCCAAGGTCTTCAACCTGTTCTTGCAGATACTTGACGAAGGCTTCATTACTGACAACAAAGGGGACAAGGTGCGTTTTAACAACACATATATTATAATGACCTCCAATATCGGGGCACGACAGGCGTTGGAGCACAAAACCGTAGGCTACAGCACAGGTGGTTCAAGCGACAAAGAGGAGATAATCAGGAAAGAGTTGAAGAATAAGTTCCCACCTGAGTTCATCAACCGTTTCGACAGCATTATATTTTTCAACAACCTTACGGAAGACAATCTTAAAAACATTATTGGTTTGGAACTGTCATACTTAAAGGAGCAACTCAGCACTATTGGTCATAGTATGGAATATACGGAAGATGTTCTTTGCTATATACGTAATTCAATAAAAAGTGAGGCGGAATATGGCGCAAGACCTATTAAACGTGTGATTAAGAACGAGATAGAAAACTGTATAGCTGATATTATAATCAACGAGGATATGCAGGGTCACACGTTTAACGTTAGCGTGGAGGAAGGAAAAATCAAGGTGGAATGAAAAGAAATTGCTTCAAAATCTTGCACAGTTCAAAAAGTTTCCTTATCTTTGCGTCAGAAATAAAGGAAATAGATGGTTAACGTACTTAAAACAGATGATTTGACCGCCATTGAGCAGTTTTTCCAGAGTGGAGGTTATGACAACGAGAATATCGAGGTCGTCAACTACATAAGAACACAGGAGAGACTTAACAAGCTTGACAGGGAGTTCTTCTACAAGACTAACCCCCCGACCGCAACGTATGAACAGAAGGACGTGTCTGAGATAAAGATAAACGTAGGTGGGGTTACGTTCAGATATGTGCTAAGACTTGACAAGGATGAAGACGGTAAACGACAAAAACCTTATTGAAGAGGTGTACGAGTATGACGTCATCCTGTTCGCCATGGGCGTGAACAACTCACTGAAGACAGGCTTCAATAACCACATAGCGGTCAATTTCCCTGATGTCGCCCTCAGTGAGGGTAGATATAGATACGGGGATCGTAGGAAGATAGGGACAGTGCACGAGACAGAGTGTGACGGCATAAGGTTTGTCGCCTGCTATATCAAGAGGCCTGAACTTAAGAAAAAGAAAGACGACTGTTACCTTGATTATGAGGCGTTGGAGAAATGTATTGAAGAGGTGAAAGCTCGGTACGGGAAAATGAGTGTGGCCAGTCCTATATTAGGTGCTGACGAAATGGACGGAAACGGGGACAAGGAACGTATTGTAACCTTGTTTGAGAAACACCTTCCTGACGTGACACTCTATGATTTCAAGCAGGACACATTCTATGACGTGATGTTCAAAAAGATAAAGCATATCACGTACAAGCTCAAACACCATCTGCTTGACCCTGAGGAATACGAGAGGATGAGACGAATATTCGAGTGGAGGAAACTTCACGGTATTTACAGTGAGGTCCCTGACGAGTTCAAGACTCCAACGAACAACAGGAAGAAAAGGAAAATAACCGTCAACAAGAACGGAGTGGATTTTAAATATTAATTAAAACAAAACATAAAGATATGGAAAACATTAATTATTGCCGTCTATGCGGCGCAGAGCTTAACAGCGAAGGAAAATGTCCTACAGGACATGAGTTTAATAAAATGTGCCTTAATTGCGAGTGTTGCAGCATACAGGAGGAAGGTATGGTCTGCACCAACGAGGACAACCTCAATGATGCCGTGGCCAAGATAACCGATAACATCAACGAAGGCAAGTTCGGTTACAGCGTGGCGAACATTGAACTTAAGCCGCTACCGTTAAAGAAACCTACCAAAAACTGCAAGAGATGGAGGTTGGATTCGTCTATCAAGGCGGAATTGGAAAATTTGTTTGTCTAAAACTTGCAGGAATGAAAATTTAGTTATATTTTTGTGGTGGATATTTTTATTGAGAGATAATGCTGATAGGAAGTAACAAGTCCGATACAAGGACATTCGACAACACGGGGGTTCTGAGACCATTATTGAACATTATAAGGAAACACAAGCCGCTTACCAAAGAGGAGGAGCTTGTAAAGTTTGCTTTATATAAAAAAGGTGACCGGAAGGCGGGAGAGGAAATACTGCTTAGCAATATGTCGGGCGTATACTCGCTTGCCAAACAGTTCGCAAGGGACGAGAACGAACTTCCCGATTATTTCGCAGAAGGGAATATAGGGATGATGACCGCACTTGACAGGTTTGATCCATCCAAAGGGGTCAGGTTCTACACGTTTGGGATATATTATGCACGGCAGCTCATGAACCGTTACCTCAATGAGACGAGGGATATGATTCAACAGAGTAAAAAGGTTGAAGTCAACAACAAGGCAATGGCGGAAAAGAATAAGTTCCTTGTGCGCGAAGGCAGATTCCCTGCTGACGAAGAGTTGAAGGAAATCCTTGAAGAACAGCATTACGTTATGGTCAAGCATATGCCTGATCTGTATGAGTTGGACATTATCTCAGATTCGTCAGTAATAAACGACGAGAACGAGACCCTTGTCACTGACACTACGAAATACCATGACTATACTGCGGAAAGAAACACCTGCGAACAGGAGATTGACGAAGAGTACTACGGTGCATGTGTGGCTCCTCTATTGAAGTATCTCACTCCGAAGGAACGGGAGATTATAATGAAGATATATGCCATGGGTGAGTACAGAGATTACACACCGGGTATGATTTGTGAGGAGTACAACATAAGCGAACAGTCGTTAAATGCGATAGAAAAAAGATTGATTGATAGGATGAGAGTTATTGCTGAGAAACACAATATAGGAAAATTGAGGAATGACTGAAATAAAAACTCCTAACCAATGGTTAGGAGTTTGCATGGAGAGAATGGATATAATTATTTTATCTTTTCAATGAAGTCGTCTTTCATGTTGTATAGTGTGTTGATTTCGTCATCTGAGAATGAATAAGGCTTGCCGTCAGCGTCCTCGCCACGGTATTTTTTTGAGAACAGGCTTCTCGCTGTAGCTTTTTCTACTTCAGGTGCGTGTTCCACACCCATCAGACGGTAAGCGAGGGTCGAATGGAGCTGTTGGGCTGAATCAAGCCATCTTTGCACGGATTGGCGCTTTGCCTGTTTGTTCTTTTGAGCTTGTTCAGTATTAGGTTCTCTTTCCTCGGCCTCACGGAGCAAAACTTGTTTCATTGCGCCGTATATCTTGTTTTCAAGTAGTCTTTTCTGTGATGGTGTCAGCATAATATCAATCGTTTAGATATAAATAGCATAAAGGCAAAGAAAAAGGTAAATTTTATAGAGGAAAATGATTGTTGTGTATAATTTGAAAAATGAGGACCACATGTCCGACGAGAATGATTTCTATATCGGCAGGGGAAGTGTTTTAGGTAACCCCTATACCCATATAAAAGACAGGAAGACGTTAGCCACGTTCGTTGTTGGAAGCAGGGAGGAGGCCATTGAGCTTTATTCCGACTATTTTGACAAGATGTACGGCTCCAATAAAGAGTTCACCAAGGAGATTGATGAGATATACGAGAGGTACAAGACGGGGAAGACCGTCTATTTGGGCTGTTTCTGCAAGCCTAAGTCGTGTCACGGGGACATAATCAAACAGAAACTTGAAAAAAGACTACTTAAAGAGAAAATAACTGCAATGAGAAAAAACAAGGAAAACAATGGAAGCGGATAAATATAAAGGAGAATATGTTGAGGTTAGAACAAGCACCTCAACAGTCTATGGCAAAGTCAAATATGCCGTGCAAGAAGCCACAGGTTTCAAACTGTTCTTTGATTGGTCTTGGAAGTTCTCAAAGGAAGGAGACCAACCATGGTGTCACTATTCTAAATTTAGCGGAGAGTTCGTCAGGTTCGGCGAAGAGGATAGAGTTCTTCTGTTGACTGAAACTGATTATAATCAGCTTGTTCACATTAAAATTAAAAACATAAGACGAGAGGAGACTAACATATGGATATAATAGGCAAATTCGACAAATTGAACAGCAAGAGTATTACCGTCAAATCAAACGAGAAGGAGCATACCCCGGAAATCGATAACCTGCGTCAATTGCGCGACGAATACAGTAAGAAGGCGCAAGAGATACAGAAAGAGATTGACGAGAAAATAATGTCTCTACACAATGCGGAACGCTACGTACGGCAATATGTTATTTACGAGACACCAGGAACCATATTCTATGCTTATATTGACGGGGTTGAAAGGCTTTTCAAAGGTTTCAAGTTCAAATGTAAATGGATGTGGACTAATTTTGATTTCACAGACATTTTCAAAAATATCCACACGCTGAGCTTCAGCAATGACTGTGATCTGATTGTCTATTTCGAAAACGAGGACAAGGTCACAATAACCACCAAAGAGGAAATACTAAAGATAATCAAGGAGAAGGTTAACGCAGCATTGGCCAAAACCGATGAAACGTTTTAAAAACAGATGGCGCAGACACTAAAACAGAATAAGTTTTGGCTTGAGAGGTGTAAGGATACCAAGTACGAATCAATACGGCAGACTATCAGGAGCACCTTCAAGGATATTGTGTTTGATGAGGCTCCGCACAAGTATTACCTGCATGGGGAGGAGCTCGAGTGTGTGTCGAACATAACCCACATATTCAAGCCTCACATTGACGGTGACAGGCTTGCTGAGGAGACGTATGCCCGCAACTATAACAACGCCAACTCTAAATACTACCGCATGACGGTGGAAGAGATAAAGGCTCAATGGAAAAGGATTTCAGAGGACGCTTGCGAGACCGGGACACAGAGGCACAATTTCGGTGAGAGTGTTTTCTATTGGATGACCGAGGACTATGATTCGATTCCCGAGGAGTTTGCAGACAGGTTCAGTTTTGACGATAACGGGGAGAGGATAGTTACGGCGAAATACCCCAAGGAGGAGGCTATACTTGACTTTTGGCGTGACCTGCCTGATTGTTTCATACCAATACTTGCCGAGAACAGGGTATACAATGTTAACGAATATTACAGGTATTGTGGTACGTTTGACATATTGTTCTATTACGACAGTACGGTTATCGGTAAACCTGAGGAACAGAGCGGGCTGTGTATCTTTGACTACAAGACCAATAAGGATTTGTACAAGAACTTCAAAGGGGAGACACTTCTTCCACCATTTGACGAACTGCTTAACAACGACCTTAACATATACAAGTTACAGCTTGCAGCCTATCAGTTATGCCTTGAAAGAATCGGCTTGAAAATCATAGCGAGGAGGCTAATATGGCTCAGACCGTCGGGAGAGTACGAGAAAGTGCCGCTTGAAAACCTTGCCGACAGATTAGACAAGGCACTTATTGAACATTTCAGAAAAAAAATAGTATATTTGCAACTGGAAAAAGGAAACTGTCTTTTATTATGAAAATTTTTGAGGTCGCGAGAATGGAAGAGATACTGGTGGACATTTTAGGGGAACCTAAATGCCGCTGTGAAGGTGATGTTGAAAAGCAGATACAGTTCAACTGCCCTGTTTGCACAGAAGAGAATAACGGTATTCCTGACGGGAAATACAACCTCGAGTTCACTTTTGGAAAAGCGTTAAAAAGCGGTGGTTTATTCCAATGTTGGCGTTGTTCAAGTTATGACGAGACAATGAAGGGTAGCGGTTTCAATCTTGTCAAACGCTTCGGTACCCGAGACCAATATAGGGAGTACAAGAGGCTTGTGAAAGAGATTTACGAGTCGAAATTGTATGATTATTTCCTCAGCACCGCGATAACAGATAGCGCAAACGCCACCAAGACGATAGAATTGCCGTCCACTTTCAAACATCTTGTAATCAATGAATGTGAAGACAAAAAACTTCTTGAATATATAGAGAAAAGGCAAATCACACAGGAAATGGCTGACAGGTTCTCATTAGGGTACACATCAAGAGAGGAGAGTGACTGGACCATGCGTAACCGTATTATCATCCCCTCCTATGACTCATTCGGCGACCTTAACTATTATGTCGGGCGTGATTTTGTTGGTAAAACCCGAATGAAGTATAAGAACTGCAACGTTGACAAGAAAAGCGTGATATTTCAGGAGTCACTCATTAATTGGGATAGCACCATTTACCTTTGTGAAGGTGTCTTTGACGCTATGAGGTTCCCATCTAACGGTGTCTCTATGTTAGGTAAGGTGTTGACTTCAGACACATATTTATTCCACGAGATTGTGACTAAGGCCAATGCCGACGTAGTGATTGTTCTTGACGGTGACACGCAGGAGATTGAGACAAAGAAAATATATAAACTCCTTAACTTTGGGAGACTACAAGGTAAGATAGAGTACATTGACCTTTATAACGGTATTTCCAATTATAAGGATATGAGTGAGATATTTGAACATGAAGGTAAAAGGGGGGTTGTGAACGTGTTACGGCAGGCCAAACAATATAGTGAAATAGATTTAATATATTAGAGTTATGTATAAGAAAATCATTCAAGTCAGTGATATCCACATTCCTAACTACAAGAGGATTGAGGAGTATCAGGAGAAGCTTTCCGAATTTATAGAGAAAGCTAAGAAAATTGTAGAGGACAACGGTAAGGACAATGTCTGTATTGTATTGTGCGGAGACATTGTTAACATGCACAATGAAGTGTCTAATGAGGCTTATGTGATTGCCACATGGTTTTTGAAACAACTGGACAAAGTTTGCCATACTGTGGTTTTTGCAGGCAACCATGACAAGACAGGCAACTTGGAACGTACCGACACGCTTAGCGCCATGTTCCTCAATAGCGATTTTAAACAGACTATCTATCTTGATAAGGAACTTAGCTATGAGTCAGGGGTGTTTGTAGACGATAATATTGCGTGGTGTCTGTTCTCCGACTTTGATGACTTTGCACGCCCTGACATTGAGGGTTATAGGATACAATATCCTGACAAGACCTTTGTTGCGTTGTTCCATGGCGATATGGTTTCGGCTAAGACTGACACAGGTTATGTTACGACCACAGGTGAAAGTCCTTCACATTTTGAAGGGTGTGATTTCGGCCTGTTCGGGCATATTCACAAGAGACAGTGCATTAAAACCGACGGCATACCTCTTGTTTATGCGGGAAGTCTAATACAGAAGGATTTCGGTGAGAATGTATCCGGTCATGGATATGTGGTTTGGGACGTTGAGAAACGTGAGTTTGAATATAATGACATCAACAATGACGAGAACGCCCTATATGTCGTCTCAATAAAGGATCTCGAGGATTTGGACAACGACACGGAAGAGTTTATCAACCTTTAGGTTGCTTTTGACATAACTTTTTTACGGGACCACCCTGTAACACTGACAAGTTCATCTACAAGTTTCCTCCCTTTAGGGGTGCACGTGAGCACGCTGCCTGTGAAATACACGTTTTTGACTTTATCTCTATGACACCATTCCAACAGTAGGTTATACATACGGATTGCGTCAGAACAATTTTTACAGACAACAAATTCAGGGTGGTGGTTGTCCAGACGGAATAAGACTTTGTTCTTATAAACAAATATCTGTATAATGGAGTAGGTCACCTCTTTTAGCGGTATGAGCAGCATATTGTCATAAATCCACAATATATCCTTACGTTCCGTTTTCGGATGTAACCCGTAAATCCAGAAAGTCTCTTCCTCGAGGTATGGTATGCGGTCATAAACCTTCCATTCTTCAGAGTTGGTGGTGACTTCTATCAGTTTACCGTATTCGTTTGTGAGTTTTGGTATGTCAGGTGACGTGCTTGTCGCTATACGTTCGAGAAACAGGTATTCGTTCTTGGCTTCCAATGTGTTGTTTAGGTTCCTTTCTGACGTGTTATTGATATACATTTTAGGGAACAGCACGTTTTTGTTAATTTCTTTAAGTTTCTCCTTTACGAGTTCAATCTCTCTTATATTGTGGAATATGCCAATAAACTCGGTCTGACGGTTGAAACTGCATTTGACAATCTTGTAGTTCCAAGGCTCCTGCCATGACCTTCCCGGTTTCTTCTTCTTGCGTTTCGGACCAGGTTTCTTTTTTCTGCCGATTTTTTTCTTATAATAGTAGTAATATGTTGTGCCGTCGGCCCTTGTTTTTTTCAAATGTTAAATATTTTTGTGAAATATAGTATTTCTTTTGGAAAACTCAATATTTATTGTTACCTTTGCGGTGTCTAACCGTTGAAATCGAGACGATTTCCCCTATATTTGCAATAAAAAATGAAGAGTATGTATTTTTGTCTGTTTTGTGCGATATTTGGTACACTATTGTGGATTGATCTTCTTAGTGTCGACATCACAAATGCGGTAATCAACCCGTATAAAAATGATATGGAGGAAAGTAAAAGAAATGCCCTCATAAGATTCAGCGTAGGGGCAATAGCCGCACTGTTCTGGACAGCGGTGTTCATATTTTGGAAATAAATGTTAGAAAATATATAAAGAAATGCCACACAAGATACAGGTTATATTAATATCCTATGGAGCAATCTTCCTGACACTTGCCATCTGCTATTGCATGTTGAAACAGACTTATAAATGGATTATTGAATCATTGCATAACGTGGAGGATTGGGACACGCTAACAAGGAAACACAATTGGCTCGCCACAATAGACAAGGTTGTTGAATCAATAGCTTTCATTGTCATAGGAATCCTAATTGCGCTTCCAATCAACTGCATTATCGCCTATATTGAATAGAAACACAGAGCATGGAACAGAACCGTCATTTCACAGTACTTGTCATAGGGGAGAACCCTGACGAACTTATCGCAAAATATGACCGTGCAAAAACCGTCGAACCATACAAGGTGTTTGAATTTGCCAAAGTGGGGAAATACAGGGCTGAATATGAGAAACTCTTGGAGAGTGACGAAGAAATAGCTTTCCTTAAAAGGATGAGTGACGCGGAATTCTACAAGTTCTATACAGGAGAAGACACCACTAAAGATGTCTTAAGCACTGTCAACCCCGACGGAAAGTATGAGTGGTGCAAGATAGGCGGGACTTTCTCAGTGCCTATGCCGACACTTGACGGGAAGGAGGTCTATAAGGCCCGTAAGAAAGACGTATTTTGGAGGCGAATCCATATGAACGGGAAGGCCGTCTATGAAACCGTTTGGGAGGTTGTAATGGAAGGTCGCAAACCTGAAAACAAGGAGGAGAGGGAGTTGTACGAGAATATGAAAAACCGTACAGCATATTTTGACAGATACAAGACAAAAGAAAACTTCGTGGTGGCTTCCACATACTTTTGGCACTATGCCGTTGTAGATGAGAACGGATGGACTGAGTGTGAGGACGGGATGTCCGAAATCCTGTGGGCGCGTAATTTCTTCAATAGGTTCGTCTTACCCCTATCCCCTGACACACAAATTACTATCTATGAATGTTTTAGACGATAACTTTAACCGACGTCGTCTCCGGTTATCTCAAGGCCGCTTGCAGATGGCTTTTTAAGACGCAGTGTCATTACCACAAGGTTGTTGACCACGTCATATTCCTGTTCCCAAATACCTGCTACGTTAGGCCTGTCGTCGACGTAATCCCAATATACAGGGTTGTTGAAATCATAAATCATGCCGCCGCTTGGTGTTGGTGTGTCACCACTGATAACCTCACCCGGCATACCTTGGGGGATTTCAAACACGAATTTCACTACATATTGCTGTTCTACGACATTGTCAACTACAACATTTGTCGTACCTGAAATAACCTGAACTGTGGCTGGTTGGTCATACGGGATTGTATATACGTCAGCACCTATATCAGCGAATTTTGCGGCAGGGCCTGTTTCACCTTGCACACCCTGTTCGCCTTGAGGTATACCGAATGTGAAGTTCATATCCGTCACGTTTCGGTTTCGTTCCTCGTCATAGAAAGTGTCGGAAGAAGCGATCACATAAGGAGGGGTGGAAGGGTTGAGTGTTACTGCGGAAGCCATAACGTTTCTCACATAGGCGTCAGCACCGTTATCACCCGTCTCTCCTCTATCACCCGTTTCACCTTTGTCACCTTGAGGTATACTGAATTTCAGGTACAGTGTCATATTTTGATGTGTACCTGCCGTTATAACTTCTACTTGCGCAGTTTCACCGGAAGGAAGTGTCTCAGTGTCCAAGACAATCACGTTATCGATTTGCGCATTCTGACCGTCAGCACCTGTCTCGCCTTGCGGCCCCATTGGCCCTGCGGGTGGTGTTACACCGTCCTTTCCCTGTGGAATGTACAATTTAAGGTGGTATATAATCTCTCTTGTGGAGGTTATTACTGTGGTGTTTGTTATGACAGCTGAAGCAGGTTGGTCATAAGGGATTGTTTCAGTGCCGTCGATCACCCATTTCGGTATATAACACTCACATGGGACGGCAGGCGGATTCTCCTGACATTCGTCACCGTCAGTGTTGTAATAGTAGGCAACGTCCGCAAAGACAATATTCGCACAATCCGAATCAGTTTGGCACAAAGCTATCATGTCTTGGAAGAACGCTGAATAGTCGGCAAAACTCAGATGACTGACGTAGTTTTTTATGAAATCCTCATTAACGTCTGAGGTTTCCGTATGTGAAAGGAATGTTTTTACACCAGTACTCTTGTTGTATATAAAAGGTCCCTTACCATCCACGTCGGTGATATATACGTATTTAATGTTGTTTGCTCTCCACTTGTAAGTGTTTTTCATTTGTATTTGCCCTTCCTATATTAACATCCTGTCACGTATGAGTCAGAATCGATGTTTATTATTTCAAATATTGTGGTTGAAGGAATTACCTGTTTCACATATGGCATTATCGCCTCATGCAAGAATTTCTTAAACTCACAGTTGTCCGCGTATCTTTGTTTGTTGAACTCAATTGTCATTTTCTTGACGTTGATAATTGAGTTGGCCGCAGCCTCATCATTACTGCCTGTCACCCTTGTCTCGAAATCAAAAGCCTGAAGTTCCGTTTCGAAAAAGACCTCTTTACCGTCATAAGCAGCCTTACCGACGTTTACTGCCGTACTGAAACTTGCCTCCTCGTAACCTACAGGTATGTTATATGTGTTACCTTCATCGTCCTCCGCATCCACATACTTCTTGTATACTCTGTAAATTTTGTTAGGGTTGGTAGCATCCGTAAAAAACCACGTTTTCATATTATCAGGAACGTTGCCTGTCAGGGTGAAACCCATTGTTGTTATGCCGCTCAGCAATTCACCTGTCTCACAGTCGTAAGCGTCGTCTGTAAACTGGTTGTTATCTATTGTACCCTTGAAAATCTGTCTGAAATAGTCAAGATAGGTTTCACCGTCGTCGTATTTGCCATACCCTGTATGTGGGTTGTTGCCTGCTGTTGTTTCGACAATCTTTTCAAGTTTGATGACTTGCATACCATACCTCCTGTCGTTGTCGATGTCGCCTTGCGGTATGTTGTACCATCCGTCCCCATACATATTGTCAGTGAATCTGTTGGAGTAATCTGTACTGCTTAGCCTGAAATAGTGCGAAGCGTCACGTGTGTCTCCCGTATAATAAGTCCCTATATCAGTTATGTCATCGACATAGTATATTCGTCCATCATAAAGTTGGGAGGCCTGTATTGTGATCAGGTCTGAAATTCGCGCAACCACATTCAGGTACTGCAAGGTCTCGTCGTAGTCACCGTTTTCGCTTTTTATCCATCCGCCGTACATTTGGAAATAAGGGTTTCCGTCGAGCCCAATTTTTTTGTCAAACCAAGGTATCAAGTAACGTATCGTCACATTATCTGACGTTCCACCTGAGACGGGTTGGTTATAGTTTACCGTAACTATTTTGACGGGCAGACCACTAACACCACCTTGGTTCAGTTCGCTGAAGGCATTGTCTTTCATTTCGTTTATTACCTCAGCAGGAAGTGGCTCGTCACCTATCACCATGTCAGTCTCGTTGTTTGAAGCAACCACGACATATTCATTAAGTTTATAGTCATAATATAACGCCTTAGTTTCATCCGGCAGATCATCCCAACTTGCAAATTTACCGTTAATTAGCGTTTTAGAGCTCTCTGGCAGACTTTCGTAATAGTTACTGGCGAAGTCATAGGAACACATACCAAAGAGCGACAGAAGGGTTTCTATTGCATTTCTCGTGCCCTTCCTTTTGACAATTGCTTTGGAGTTGAGTTTGAGCATACGCATGAAATGCGTGTTGAGGTCATTGGTTGTATACGTCTTGTTACTGCCGTCATACAGGTCAAAGATTGAAGCCGTATTGTCAAGGGTTTCAACCACGCTGCTTACTTCCCATCCTGAAAGACCGAGTGTGTCACTCAAGAAATAATCAGGCATATTCCCGTTTTCGTCGTAAGTGATGACATTCATTGTCTTTATGTTCTCCATATCGAACTTGATGTCGTCAAACTGACGTCCGTAGGCAAGCATTAACCCCCTGATGTTACCTGTACCAATAATATAATCACTACTGTCATCACCGGTTTTTCTGAATGTTTCTGCGGTGATATCCATATTTTTTATGGCGTCATGTATAAGGTTTCGCCACAAGTTATCTACCATATTGGTGTCATAGAAGTCGGCTACTGCAAGGAGGTTGTTGACATACCTGTTATAATCAGGACTTTGCACATCAATGTTCCAACCGTAGAGTGTCGGCCATGTATAACTTTTTATTGTGTGGACTATGCCTTCGGCCCCTTCGTATGGGGAATCAATGCTGATTGTATATATTGGTTGCGAGTTACGGTTAAGCAGGAAGTTCTCGAAAATAATGAAATCTTCGTTAAATACCTTACTCACCTCACTTGCACGGGGACGTAGCCTGTAACCTGAAAATTTGCTGTCTGTGATGAGGATATTGCCACCGTCCATGTAGTAGGAGTAAATTTCCATCGTGCCCCCGTCACTGAACGTTAGTACTATTGTGGCGTAGAGGTCACCATTACGGAAACATTTTTTGTTCTTGGCATTGACCTCCCATCCTTCGAGGCAAGCCATCTCGTGTTCTTCGTTGTCAAGAAGCATGTATTTCTTAAAACTTGAGGCAAAATACCTTAACTCGTTAAAGTCGGGATTTTCCTCTTTCCCTGCAACCGACAATGACAGAAGATCTATATTAAACGGATTGTCAACCACAACGGGGTTATCAAGAATGTTATAGCCTAAACGATATTGTTCTGAACCACTGATAAAATCATAGGTGTTTGTCGTTACATACAGTTCCCCCGGATATTTTTTGATGATATCAGACATTGCGGTCTTAATCAGTTCCACGCATGACCCGAAATAGACAAAATCAAGCAAAGTGGAATAGTCAGGTTTTCTGATTATACGGTTCTCTGTTGAAACTTCGGTATCAACAAGGTCACTCAACGTCCACACTTCGCAATTATCGACAAGCGTTACAGTACACTCGTTTTTCCTTAGCCACTCTCCGTTCTTGTGTTTTTTCTTGCGACTTTCCGCCTGCGGGGTGATTATTTTGAAATTGCTGTCACCATAAGGGATTGTCCAACTGTCAAAACCCGTAAGGCTTGACGTTAGCATATAGTCCCTTTCGTAGATAGCGGATGAACCCAGGTCCTGTTTCTTCTCCTTGAGTGTGTAGTTGCTCCGTGTTGTTATTATCCTGTTACTGTTTGCCATGGTTTACTGTTATAAACTTTCCTCAATTCTCTCCATCCTGTCTTTTTCCTCGTTGATAATCTCATTGTTACCTTTTGGAGTTTTCCAATCACTGTGTATACCGTTTGAAGTATCCACACTGTGCCCGTATTCAGCCTGATAGTAAATGTCGCCGTCTTTGTTGAATGTTGTGATAAGGGCGTTATCAAGGTTTCTCAATTGAGCACCTTCAAGCATTGTGCTTACGTCCTCTATGTCATGTTCGGTCATTTCAATCTCAAGACATACGGGGTTGAACTTAGTGCTCACAAGCCTTATAGTCTCTTGCGCTGTGCCGATGTAAGGTATGCTGTTGGAGTTGAAAGACATTGCGGCAGAAGGTGTCACCGTACAGAACAAAAGGTTACTAGCGTCGTTAAACGCATATCTGATACCCTTTGCCCTTGGGTCATTGAGGTTCTGTGCCACCGGTTCGCATCGGTTGCTCGACGTGATAATCCTGTAAAGTTCCGCGGTAGTCCCCACATTGCTACCGTATTCCACCCTGTAACCTACAAGGCCTCCGTTGTTGAAGATTGTAGTGTCTGAGGTTGTAATTTGGGATGTGTCAATCACAATACCCCTTACGTTAGGGTATGCGGCAAGTGTGCTTACGTCGAGTATTGTCGCCTGTATTTCTTTAGGTTTTATGTATATTGTGTATATACCAGCCTCACTGAACCTGTCTAAAGGGAGTTTGAGGTTGTACATTCCGTTAAGGTTCAGTCCCGTTTGTCCACCGTCAGTGTATGTCTGAGGTTCAAGATACCTACTTTCAAGTCTCCTGAACTCCAAGAACTGCGGGTCGTCCGTACTTCTTGAAGGGCGGAAATGATAGAATATGTCCACGTCAGCCGAAGTGACCTGTGCAGGTTTGCTTATGCCGTATGTTCCGTTGTTAGCCATATCTTAAAACTTCATTTTTTATAAATAGTTCAGTGCTCAAATTTCAAAATAGTTATTTCTGAAATTCTGCATGTCTTGCATTGTTTTTATCTCTCCAAGTATCTGATGACGTTCCATCGCAGCCCCTGTACCCCTA